GATTGGGTAAGCCCCGACCATAGGGTCGCGGGCTACCCGGACGATTGGTCCACCGTCGAATGCAGCGAACTGCTGAACACCAGAAGGTGCCTGACGACGGTGGAACAACTCAGACACTGTTTCCAGGATTGCCCGGTCCTTGCCGGAATCTGGAACAGTCGCAGTGCCAATGAATGCAGTAACCATGTCGGTTGCTTCATCAATGCAGGACTGGATGAACGTGTCATCGTCAGTGCCGTCATCGTTGGCTGCTACATAAGCCTTTGCCTGTGCAAGTGTTACCACCGTCGTCACCTCCTACCGTCAGGCTGCTGTGAACGTAGGCTTTACCAATGCGTTTGCGTTGGTAACACCTACGGCCATTTCGCCCCAGATGGAGTAGACCTTGGTGAGGTTGACAGGGTTTTCGTCGTCAAGACGGAATGGAACACCTGCGGTTTCCCAAGTGGTGATTGCACGGCTTGAAGCCACGTACATTGTTCTAACAGCAAGGCTGTAATCAACGTAGACAGGGAATCCTGCGAACGTACCTACAAGGCTTCCTACGTTTACGGTTCCAAGTGCGTTAACTCCGCTTCCAGCCACTGGGTAAAGTGGTCGGTCCGTTGTGTCAGCAAGGGTGTAAAGCTGCTGCCATACATCCCATGAAACCAATAGGAACTCTGCCTTTGCGCCTACGCCGTTCTGGTCAATCTTCTTGACACCGTCCATGACAGCGGTCAAGAAGTCCTTACCCTTAGCACCTGCAAGGCTTGCGATAGTTGTACCGGCCTGTGGGGTTGCACCAGTAAGCGCAGTGCGAACAACACCGTTTGTAATCTTGGCGTATGACTGTGCCTGGGCCTCAAGCGTTAGCTGTAGGAACGGCACGTCTGAACGACGGATTGACTGTAGTGAAAGCTGTGAGTATGCACCATAAGTCTTGACAGGTGCCGTAGCGGTATCAATGTCAATCTTCATGAATGCAAGGTCATCGCCTTCAGCAACCTGCTGTGCAACGTCACCAGTAATGGTGCCTACCTTTGCGTACTCAACAGTCATTCCGCTTGGTCCCAATGGGCCACGGTTGAACAAGTTGAGGATGTTGCGTTCCTGGTTGACGATGGTCAAAAGACCTGTCTTCCAGTCGTTTGCTGCGTGGGAATCTGCAATGACAGAACCGGTGTAGGCACGGTCAAGCGTCTTAGCCTCAGCTACAGCCTGTGTGTTGCCGTCTGCAAGTTCCTTGACGAAGTGTCCAGCGCTACGGAATAGGGCTGGTGCCTCGTCCTTGTTTGACTCGCCTGCTAGGTCGAGTCGTCGGGTTAGTTCCTCGTTAGCGGCCTCTAGGTTTGCTACTCGGGAAAGAACCTCCTTTGTATCCTCGGACATAATGTCCTCCTTATATGAATTTTCCTCAGCACCAGCCTCGGAATTCTGTTCGTTGCGAACAGCACTGACCTTTGCGCCTGCATAGGCCGGAACTGTGACAACGGAAACCTCCCTAAGTAGGGCCTTTGAACGGACGGTTACTCCGTCCTCTTCCTTGTCCTCAAGGGACTCAAAACCAACGGACAAGCTGTCTACGACACCATCACGTAGAAGGGTGTGGACCTCGTTGCCCTTGACGGTTTCTGAAATGCGCGCACGGATGAAGTAGCCGTCTTCTGTGTCTTCACCGTGGATGACAGCACCAATAGGTGTTGCCCGTACGTCTTCGGATGCCTCGTGCATCCAGTACAGAGGAACGTTCTTGAAGTCACCGAAAGCACCGCGTTCAAAGCGTTCACGGATGCCCTCGGATGGAACGTCAATCGTCTGCCCGTACGGAACCGCCAATCCTTCGATAGTGCGCTTTTCGGTGTCTACAGCCCGAACCTCAACGCTTCTAAGTAGTAGCGCCATTCGCTGTATCACCTGGTTCATTTGGATTAGCTACTGGGTTAGCCGGCTGTGGCTTAATCGCCTTTAGCTGGGCTGGTGTGAGGGGTAGCCGTCCCTCGATTTCGCGTACTTCATCAGGCGTCTGCCAAGGCTGGTTTCCCGTAGCAATGGCGTATGCCTCGTAGCGAGTCTTTGTGTCTGCACGTAGCAAGACTTCGACCTTGAAGCGGACAACCTGTCCACGAACCGTGAGGTCTGTGAAGGCTTCCTCAATTTCGCGCAAGTACTTCATCAGCGTGTACTTGACGAACTGGGTATCAACCATTTCAAGGTTGGTGTAGGTCATGCTGTTTCCTTCAACCCCGGCCAACATGTAGGTAGCTGGGATGCCGAACAGCATTGCAATCTGAGTACGGTCAAACTGGCGTGACTCTAGGAACTGTGCATCCTTAGGGGATAGGTAGACAGGCTGGTAGTTCCAGTCACCATCCAACGCAACAACCCCGCGTCCCTTGTCAGCGATATTGCCGTCAAAGGCAGTCTTGGCAGCTGCCAGCTGGTCAGGGGAAAGCTGGTTTGTGTCGTTGCTGTGTCGGAGGATTCCGCTAGGGACTCCACCCTCACGGAACCAGTTGTCACCGTAGTTACGGGTATCCAAGGCACCGCGTAGTTCGTTCTGGGCAACCTGGATAGGTCCAACACCCTTGTCATAGCCAGGTAGGCGGGTGTGCTGAAGGTGCTTAATCTTCCAAGCTGGGTACTTCTTGCCAGACTCGTTGTAGAACTTCTGTCCGTTTTCGTACGTGATGTACGTTTCATGCGGGTTCAGAACAACGATGTTGCTGTGCTTAGCTGTTGGCTTTGTCTTGCCGTCAAGAAGCCAGTAGGCGTTGCCGGATACGGCAAGGGACACAACGGTCTGCTGCAAGAACGCTGACAGACTCATGTCTAGGTTTGGCTTGTCAATGAACTTTGGGTACGTCTGGTCAGTCCAGACGATTTCGGCACCGTCCTTCCAGACGCCAAATGACAACTGGCTGACAGCCGTTTCAAGGATGTTGATTGCCCTGTAGACAGGTGCAAGCCCAACTGCACGGTCTGGGGAAACTCCCTCAGGGGCAGTTGGGCTTAGGTTGACAGGACTGATTGGGTAGCCCGGAGTTGCTGCAATTGGCAACTCAGAACGGACTACCTGTGGTTCATTGGAACCAAATCCGAATACGGCACCTAGTCTTCGTAGGAAACCTTTCTGTGTGTCTGTCATTCTGTATTCAATTATCCGGCATCAGTCTAAGTTTGTTGCAGAATCAGGCAGCAATCCCTAGGCCGTAGTCAGGCTGTTGTGCGTACTTGTCACAGACGTAGAGGCCATAGACAGTTGCCATGACTGCATCAATTCCAGCAGAACCCCCGGACTTGATGACCCATCCGTCTTGCAGGTTCTTCCTGACTGCTAGTGGCATCTGCTGCAACAGGACTGCATCAAAGTTCGCCTTGGTTGGGTCGCAGTAATTGCGTACCTGTCCAGTAGCAATCAGGGAGTAGGCGGTTTCTGATGCGTTAGCCCTATCCTTGACACCCCTGATGAGTTCAACCGGAATACGACGTTTGATGAGTTCGTCAGCAAGGTCAGCCAGCTGGTAGCCGTCCATGACGAATCTGAAGCCCTTGCGCTTGTTTTGCAGGTCTTGGCAGACACGGATAAGCCACTCAAGGTTTGGCTTGCAGATGCTGGCAACCATCTTGGTGTAGTAGTACTCACCAACCTTTGCCGTCGCCGTGATAGTGGCGTATTCCCATGATGGGGAACGGTTGATTGCGTAGAACACCTTGTCTGCTTCTTGAGGAATCTTGTAACCCGCGCCATTTCGCCACATGTGCATTGGCAACCAAGTTCCCTCTGGGTTGCTGAACTGGTTGAAGCGGTAGCGGCGTGCATGGTCCTCAGGCATTGCCAGGACACGTGCTAGTTCCTCGTCCAGGTCCAGGCGACCAGAGGCAAGGGCTGGGTTGGCGTCTAGAAGGGCCTCTGCGTCGTCCAGACGGCATCCCTCGTCCGCGTACCACAGGAAGGCACCAAACCGGCTGTCAGAGGCAGCTGCGGACGCGTGGGCACGGTCTAGCAAGTTCTTGAGGAGTGTGGAGGTGTTGTCACCAGCTGTCGTGATGCCGAA